CATTCAGCAAAGGTATTAGTTCGCGTCCTGACTTGCCAAATATTTCCTGAGCAATAGCAGCCTTTTGAACGCCGTCCCGCATTGTGGAGAATCGGTCGGCGACATCTAGCAGGATGTCTCTCGATTGCCTAAAATCTCCGCTTGCTGTTTTGGTATTGATAGATAGACGTGCAAAAGCATCGCTACCCTTCGCAACGTTACCATTCATTATTCCAATGGCCTTTGCGACATCCTCAAGATTGGAGCCATTGAGTTTTGCAGCTTTGCCTAAACCGCCAAGCTCTTCAACGGTTAGAGAGGATATCTTGCGCAGATCATTTAAGCGGTCACCAGCATCAACAACGCCCTTGATCATCGATGCAAACATGTCGATCGACAAGCCTACACCGATAGTCCCCAAGATATTATTAATGTTTGATACTGTGCGGCTTACTGTAGCCTGAGCGCTAGACATGTCTTTCGATAAACGCGCCAAATCAGCGGCCATCTGTATTTCCAGCATCCCTACTACATTAGCCATTTACTTGATCTCCGCTGGTATTAACGCTTTCATCTGTCTGCGCATTTTGTCTGTGATAGCTTGCGCGTTATGTGCTGATATTTCCTCTGGTACATATGGTGCTGGGCAGTTCTTTTCTTGCGCCGCAAAATATTGGCTAGCGTATTCTCTCGACAGCTTGCGCATAAATTCAGACTCCCATAGTTGCAACTCACATTCGCGCAGATTGCACCATGCTAACAATTCTTGACTGCTTAACGGCTGCTCACTAAAACCTATATCTTTCAAGTACTCTACGATATGCGCCGCATCGATGTCAGGCAAATCAGGTTCCATCCCGTCATAGATCAGCGCATCAATCCTGCTTTTTTTAGCATCTTTTGGCACAGCATAAAGCCATGCTAATTGCCTTATGTATAGCGCTAAACCTTCGTAGAGCCTTTGGTAAAATTTGCCCAATCACCAAGATAAGTAGCTACCTGATCGGCAATAAATCCCAGTGACTCATCAGCGTACACGGCTTTAAAAAGAGCTTTGCCTTCTAGCTTATCAAACTCTATATTTTCAAAAGACTCTGTGCAATCAGCGAGATAAGTAGCTCTTTCCTCTGCTATGCTTTCTGCCGTTTGATCTGACTTACCTTTTTTGCGCAGAATGTCGAGCGTCCGGTTGCTCTTGGCTGCCTGTGCTTTTGCAAACTTTTTGCTACCTGGACTGTAAACGTTGATAGCTATTTCTTTTCCATCGTCTGTGTACATAAGTTCTTCGCTTGCATCTCGCAAGTGTAAGCGCCCAGTTTGCTCAACCGCGTATTTTCTGATATCCATTTTGTGTCCTTTAGAGTGGTTTAAAACTTTGTTGCCTGTGCCCAAGGTGCCGCCACTCTAATGGCGGTCAACCTTGAGTCAGTGCCCTTTATACAGTGCCAACAATTACGATGTCGTAAGTAACTCCGGTAGTACCAGCACTATTTGTTATTGTCAGCAAATCGCCTGTTCCAGCGGTCACCGCGATACCGTTCGCATCAGGGGCAATCAATGCAAAGCATGCGCCAGGCGTTAATGCAACACCATCACTGGCCGCCATGAAAGCTACTAAGCCATTGGATGCAGGACGGGTAACTTGCACATTGTTTGTGTTGGTTGCCGCTGCTTTGATGATGATTGCTTTGATCTTAGTAAATGTCAGTGTGGTACCGTGCGAGTCAGTCAAGCCGCCTGCTAAATCCAGATCTTCTGTACCAGATGCCGCTAGTGTGCGAGTGTCAGCAAAAGCTTCATTGGCTTGATTCGCGCCAGTGCCATTTGTAAAAGAGAAATTTGCACCGTAGCGAATTGGATCGGTTACGCTGCGAAGATCCAGCGAACTAACCAAGTCTAATGCAACAGATACGCTGACGTTACCTGATAATGTGATAGCCATTTTCTATATATCCTTTATACTAAAACGTCAACAAAAATAGTGCCGCCGCTTTGCCCTGTAACAGCAAAAGTGCATTCAACCATGGGGATATCATTAGCACCGCCGACGGTAACAGGCATGCCGGTAATCATCGCCATAAAATAGCGCTTGTCTCCGTTCGGAAAAGTCAACAGCACTGAGTATGCGCTCTGTGATGCTAATGCAGCGGCAAGCAGGATTTGACCAGCATCATCTGTATCTTGCGCGATAGTAATCGGAGGTGATCCACCATCCTTAGTGCCCTTGAACTTTTGCAAAATGCCTGTTTCAAGATCGGTGAAAGTAATAATTTCTTGTGATACACCGATTGCTCCGATGTTCTCAACGCTTCCTACTTTGGTATAAGATAGAGCACCATATCCGGCTGCGTCATACGTCGCCGGAACCGATGCGCTTAATTTGATTGTTGCCCCTAACGATGTGTTGACTGCCATTTTTAAATGCTCCTTTGATATTTCACCATAAAATCAACGCTTTGCATGTATAAGACAACTTCAGAATCATAGAAATCTGGACCTATGAATTCCTCAATTACTGACTTACACATGACTGATTCACTGCTTAAAACAAATAATCTTTCCACTGCTTTGCACGCATCGCGCACGGTCCGCAATAGTGCTTTCTGTTCTGTATAACTTTTTGATACCACTGTGACTTGTATGCGTTCAGTCTCTAATCTGATCGACTCGCTACCTGCTAACGTATCGCGCATTTTCCCGCTTATCTGAGTTATCCCTATAGCCGGAAGAGTCGTACTTATTGGGATAACGCCCGCTATAACTTGCGTAGTTGTCGCAGCATTAAGCAATTTCTTAATAATCGCTACGCCACTCATTTATTCGATTCCTAGTTCAATATCAGCAGTGTTAAGGCCGTTCTTTGTAGCTAATCTTTTCTTGATGTAGTCAGCCGCAGCCAAAACACCGTTATTAGCTTGAGAATCTAATGCAGGTCGCATAAATGGCTTCGGTCTAAAACCCGGATGATTCATCTCTGTATGTCTCCAGCTCAAAGAGTGGGGAGCCGCTCCGGTCAACTCAATCAAATGTGCGTACCAAACATCAGCGCCTTGTCTACTTCTCCCGCCAACAACCAACCTCGCAATTACTCTCGCCTGTTTCTTGTCAAACCTACCTGATATCCTTATAGAGTCTCGCAATGCGCCGCGATAGCCGCCGTATTTAATTCTGTTTTCGTCGTTTGGATCTCCAACCGGGCAATTCTGTACAGCCGCATCTTTAATAGGTTTCAATCCAGCACGCAACGCGCCGCGCAGAATGTTAGCTTCCATTTTTACAGGCAGATCCTGTAAAAATTTGTTTAGATCGGCTAACCCTCTGACGCGTATCTGTGCCATTTTTATTCAACGATAAAATGGAATGTTCCGGTTTTAGTATCGCCGCCTTGAGCAATAACTATTTTAATTCTGTCCTTTGCAATACAGATTTGCTCTAATACCGCAGTGCCGCCACCAGCATATAAAGCAGCAACGCCAGCAGTGCTGTGAGTCGCTTGTCTTGGTGCAACGGTTGCACTTGCATTTACATCAGCTTGTGTCCATATCGTTTCACCAGTCGCTTCCGATGTAATCGTAAAATCTACACCTGCGGCATAATCTGTTTTAACGTATCTAATCTGTGATATCTTGCCGGTAAAATTAGGCGTGTATGCGGTTGCAGAGCCGTCAGCAATCGTTGTTACAGCAACCTCAAAACGTTGTATAAAACTCATGCTGTGTACCTCTCCGCTATAAATTCCGACATATCACGATAACCAATCTCAGCCGGACCAGACACAATCTGATAAACAATGCTATCGATCACAAAGCGCATGGTTGTATCAATATCAGTTCTGTATTTCATTCTAATCCGTGACTGGTTAGTATTTGTATTCAAAGCATTTTTTACTGACTCTGACTTGCTTGGTAGCACGTCCATTTTTTCAACCCACACGGTTTCTTTCTTTGCCCATTCGATTTGCTCAGTGCCATAATCACCCTCAAGAGTGACGGTTTTGTACTGGATCTCACAAATACGATTGAGCCT